GACGTGTGCTCTTCCGATCTAATAGGAGGCGGCACAATTCAAAACACGTTAATAAGCCTATTTCCCGCATTTACTATTACATAGGTTGTCAAACATTAGGCAGAAGATATAAGGGCTTAGACGGGCTGTAAAGGGGTTTAAATAGGATTTAAAAGAGTTACCTAATATCCTATATTTCACCCTTACTTATTTTCAATAGGTTACAAAAAAAGAGAATTAAATATAAGGCATAAAAAAAGCCCCATTAAGGGGCTTTAAATAGGTGTTTTATAGTGTTTATTCATCTGTATTAATATAGTCCTTTACAAAGGTTTTGTACTGGTTGTGAACTATATCAACTTGATGCTCGTTTAATGTAAAGTTCATTAATATAATTGCGAGGCTTTTTTGCTCGTATTCACTTATAAAAGGAATGTTTTCTAATATTGTTTCATATGGTGTTTTCATAACTAATAATTTAATGTTTCTAAGTGTTTATATATTGCTATTGCTTTATCTGTTATTTGCTCCTTTGTTTGGCCTTGTGTTACTGCTATATACCTATAGTGTGGGTACTTTATAATAGTGGCATTATATTCCTTTGTTAGTGTACTATTTAAAATGTAGCCTATTTGTATACTATTATCAATCCTGGTGCTTGCTTTTTCTGTTTCTATTATTTGCATAACTAATTTATTTTTATAGGTTAATTAAAAAGGTAGTTCTGTATTTATGACAAAGCCTGAGGTATCTTTTTTAGCTTTGCCTTTAGCCTTAAGGCCTAATATAACGTTTTTGTTATACAGCATAACAAGATCGGAGCTGTCACCGTCTACAACCTTTGCACCTTTGTATTTTTGTGGTAGGTCACCACTAAACACGGCCGCTACATTAATTCCTAATTTTATGGCTTCATTCGTTTCAGCTTCATTACTTTCACTGCGGCTAAATGTTACTTTGTAGTTAGGATGGTTTAAATACTTTATACATTTTCCTAATATCTTACTATAGTCGTAGAAAATTGCAAAATCCTGTAAGGTGCTAATATCTAAATTTGCGTATTTTTGTAGCAAATAAACAAAATCAATATCAGTGGTGCCGTTTAGTCTAAAGGCTATTTTGTAACCTCCTTTTTTAGCTTTCAAATATTCCTTTATTATTTGATTTGATAAATTAGCTATAAAGCCTTTTTTGTCTCTTAAATAATATTCGGTTTTGTTTTGTCTTGCTTGCTGTACATTACTAAAGGCGCCACGGCCAGCAGTATATAAACAAGCAAGGGCGCAACCTTTAGAGGCTTTGGGGCAAAGGTTTACACCTTTGCTGTTATAATTATAAGGGCTTAAATAAAGTATAAAAGTTTTTAAGCTGTTTTTAGCTGTTTTGTTATTTGTGTTGCCTGGGCTTAATAAATTCACTTTTTTCATCTTGTTATTATTTAAAAACTATTATTGTTTCTTTTCCTATTATGTGGTAAAAATCCGCTTTTCGGCCTTTTTCTTTTTCTAAGTAATCCAAAGCAACATCTTTGGAGCTGTTAAATTTATAGTTATAAGGAATAGCCCAGGAAATTTGGCTTGCCGCTTCTGTTATTTTTACCCTGGTTCCTTTTGTATTGGTAGCGGATAAGGTTTTTATTAAATATGCTGTTTTCATTTTTATAATTCGTTTTTAATTACTGAAATTGCTATAAAAGAACCTTTGCGCTTCATATATTCGGCGCGGTATCTTAAAAGATCGTTTGTAAAAAAATAGGAGCCATCCTCTTTAAATATTAAAAAATCTTTTGGGCTTGCTGCTATCTTTGCGCGCTCCTTTATAGGGAGCGCTTTTATTAGGCTTATTGCTTTGCTCATTATTACTGGTCTTTAGTGGTTAAACTTGCATAAACATCTATAAAAGTATATAAGCAAAAAAGGCCGCAAACTATCAAAATAATTTCGCTTTGTTGCTGGCTTGCTTTAAATACAGTTATTTGCGCAATTGCGCAAAGGATTAAAACTACAGGAGTTAATAAAGATTGAAGTAAATTTTTCATTTGTTGTTATTGTTTAAAGGATTAATACACTACAAATATAAAAAACTTTTTTAATAATCCTACAAAATTTTAAAAATAATGTAGTTTTTTTTTAAAGGTTATAAAGATATTTGTAACAATAAGAACAGGCGCGCGCGAATAAGCATTTTATTTTAGATATGCAAGCCTAACCCCTAATTTAGATTGAGTCTAAATAAGCTATTTGGAATAAGTCTAAATAAGGAAAAAACACAAAAAATTACCCCTACTATGTTTAAGGGGGTACTATGTTTAAGAGTAACAAAAAAGGGCCTGGCTTGATGCCAGACCCCTACTATGTTTAAGAGTATTCTTACCCCTACTATGTTTAAGAGTAATTAAAACAAAATCATCTGAGGATTAGATTTTTTTAATTCATATCTTTTATTATCTCCTTTGGGATAGCTGAATGATTCAATCTCTACACTCTTCTTAAATCTTTTATCACCTATCAAGTAAAAGTATCTATGCTTAGGCAGATTGGCTTCTGTTCTAACATCCAGTCCCATCTCTTGGAGAGCTGGTACTGATGTAGTACCATACTTATCATATATAGTTCTCTCGTGAAGCTCTACTTCATTTATATAGAATGTTTTTCTGCCATTAGATAGCCCATTGTATATCCAATTAGTTGCTTGGTATATATATCCTTGGTGGCCATAGTTAGGATCAGCATAGCTGACTATAATAGCTGGATTATGTGGGAACTTCTTAAGACATATAGACAAGAATCTACTTAAAGTGTTTTTAGGCATTCCCTCATCAATTACAAGCCTATTAAGCTCATAAGGCTCTGGCCTCATAGCAAATCTACTCGCAGGGGTGCTAAATGTGCATACTCCCCTTAGAACTTTGTCTACATACATACCAAAAGCCACCTCTATGGGTGGCATTCGGTGTGCATAGTGTACATTCACTATATAATCTTTGCAGTCTACTGGATTAATTGGAAAAACTTGCATAAGTATCTTCTTTCTCCTTTAACCAAACTTTAAGACCAAGATCTCCATCAGCAACTCTCATTCCATTTCTAACTGATGTCTTCATCTCGTTTACTATGTAGTTTATTAATTTGAATTCTTTATTGCCAGCCCAAAGAACAAATGTTCTTAGTGTCTGTGATGGGAATTGATTCTTACCGTAGCTTGTAACAAGTGACTTACAAGTATCCAATAGATACTCATACTTCTCTCTTGATTTAAGTGTAGATTCTCCTTTCTTGAATCTGCTGTTGGCTGAACCTATTCCAAACATTGAAGCTACTACTACTCCATTTGATAATGTTTCACCATACTTAATACAGTTAGCATATGCTGCTGCATATTCTTTGTTGTTAGCTTTGTAACTCTTAATGTAGTCCCATTGAGTCCAAGCTTTGTTACCATTGTTTAAAGATATAATAACATCTCTAACCTCATCAACATCATTGTCATTAACCCAGTCAACAATGTATACTGGTATTGATTTAAGGTTTAGCGAGATAGATGCCTCAAGTCTGTTCTGACCTTCAAGCACTTTGCCTAATGGGGTAACGACTATTGGCATAAGCCAACCGTTCTCTTCAAGCTTGTCTTTCTTTTCTTCAATGTTAGATACAGTAGTATCTCTGTTAACATTAGAATCTAAGTGTAAATCTTTGATTTTGAAATTAGGAATGAATGTTCCAACTGGTAATGTGTTCATAATATTTGATGCTCTTAACACCTCTTTTTATAATGCCTACTCTATTTGCTTTTCGGCTACCGCAATTATTATGACACAAATATATATATTTTTTTCTTATATATTACACTTTAACAAAATTTTAACATTTTATCTTACAACATACTTTCCAGAGTTTATTCCTTGTACTAAGTACTGCAAGCCGTACCTGATCGCATCAATGTAGTGATTGAACTTATCTATTGGCTTCTCATTTCTTTCTTGCCACACATAGTTATTAAGCTCTCTCATTACTCCGTGGCTTTGTCTGTCTACTATCATCTCATAGTCTTGCATAAGTGCAATACCACTTAGAATACTACCTTGTTTCTTAATAGTAGGCTTTATGTTTAGGTCAAGAGCCTTCAGCTCATTGATGAGCCTTGGCTCTGAGTTATCGCATATAATTAAATCTGTACCACACTCTTGCTTGTTCTTAAATGCTATTTCTGATGTAGATAGCCCAGGCTTACCATATATTTCCTTTACATAAAGCTTTCTTAAATCTTTATCTACTGAAATTTTCACAAGCGTCGACAAATCTGTCGAAAATCCGAAATCTTGGCAGTACACAGTCTTTTCTGTCTGTATGTAGTCTCCTACTCTCCAGTTCTTAATGATTGTACCTTCTGCCTTAGCAAGCCATCCTCCAAGGATCTGATGTACATACTTGTCTGGTCTTCTTGCTTTCATATCATAGACTTGGTCTAAGAATGATTTAGATAGGTTAGCTTTATTATCTCTGTAGTCAGTATGTATGTAAGTAATATCTTTTTCTACTCCATTAAAGCCATCTGGTATGCCACTTGTCTGGAAGAACCTTTGGTATATCCAATGCTCCTTAGTAGTTGGGTTAAGAATCAGCACACATCTGTTTGGCTTCTCTTGGTGTCTAACAGAGAAGTCAATCTTATCAAACACATCCTCATCTACAAGCTCTTCCGCCTCATCCAATACAAAGGTTGTAACACCATTTAAGGACTTTAGAGCAGCTGTTTGGTTACCAGAGGATGTTCTTATACCCTTGAACATTATAGAGCTTCCTGTGGTCAGATTTATAATCTCATCTTTGGTTATTCTAAATTGGTCAGAGACTCCCATCATTTCTATCTTCTCTATAAACTCTGGGATAATAGATGTCTGTGCTGACAGCATTGTATAACGAGAGAAGAGGACTTTATGTCCTCTCTCATAGGTTAAGTTTAATAAAAATACGGCTACTCCAAATGATTTACCAGATCCACGACCTCCTGTGATTACATAGTATCTACTATCGCTTTGCCATAGTGGAATATACTTCTCGTGAATCTTAACTTCTTGTGTTTCAGTCATACTATGATAACTGAAAATATACCAATCTGTTTTTACTATTCGTTTAACTTGTCAACATCAACTTCCTCAGAGTCAATGTCTATGGTTTCTTCCATCTCGTGAATCTGCTGAGGTGATGCAAAGAAGTTTATGACTGGTGCATTGTTCTTGTCTTGATTGCCTTCTGGAATCTTATCCATTGGTTTACCATATCTATATTGAAACAGTAAGTTCATATGTGCAAAGGAGTCCTTAGCCTTCTCTGCCAATGTCTCCCAAGCTTCTGCTTCTGAGCCAAAGACTTTCTTCATAGCTTTTAAAGCATAGGTTCCTATCTGATCCTTCTTAGCTTGGTTTAATCTTGCTGGAGTCATATTAGCTTTCTGTACTTGAACAGCTTTTATGCCTTGCTTGTTCTTTCCATTACCTTTCCTACCATCTGTAGGCTTAATGTTGTTTGAATGTTTAGTTGCTTTTGGCATCTTTGTTTTTATTATATATTGTTTGGTATAAGTTCCATATCTCTTGGTATAAGTCAGCTTCCTTAAGGAGCTGACCTATCTCATAATGCTTGTGGCCTACATCTATGTGAATGTTAAACCCATCTTTAACAACTACTGGGTATATTCTGTAGCTATTCTTAAAGCACCATTGCTGGGCTTCGTAGTTCATTCTATCTATTTTGTAGTTGACCTTTTTCTTTCTCGCCATTAAAAATGCTTAACTGATTAGACGACTCATTTATTCTTTTGTTTATAATTTTAATATATTCTTCTGATATTTCACTACCAATAAAACTTCTATTCACAGATAAACAAGCTAAAGCAGTAGTACCGCTACCTAAGAATGGGTCATAAACAATATCCCCCTTATTACTCCAAGAAAGAATGTGGTCTAAAGCTAATCGCTCTGGAAACATTGCAGGGTGACCAAACTTCTTGCTGTTTTTTTCTGTGCTAATA